GCATCCTCCACTGTATTAGCAGAGGGACTCACACCTGTAAGGTTGCTTACCGTTGTCTGTATGTCTGTCACTGCCATAATTTTAGTAGTGTAGGGAGGTATCGAGCCGCCCTACACTTTATCCTTATATCGTGCTATTAATCACAAACTTCAGATTACAATGGAGTGTTTGAATCAGTTGGGGGAGATGAATTAGCAGAAGATGTACCGACTGCCCATCCATCTAAGTCATTAATGCTACCATTGATGTACCATTTACCGCCAGCTGCGAAGATATGTACTCGGTCTCCAGCTGCTCCTTTAGAAGCTGCTAAAGTACATTGGTCATGAGAACTTCCGTTAAAGTCAACACCAGCATCGGTGCCAGCTTCTACTGAATCAAGATGTCCAATAAAGTAATCCTTACCATCTTCGGCATCAATGTCCCAATCACTTGTACCATTAGCAGCTGTCAGAAGGAACGTGTATTCCAACCCATCGCTATCTGCTGATGCGAGACTCGGGAGACTGCAAGCTGCAGCTCCATTTGTCCCACCAGTGATTAAAACAGTAATTCCACTGTCTTGAGGAGCTAAGCTAAGAGCTGTGGCTCCATCATTTTCAATAACTCTACCATGAGCCCTTGATTGTTGTTTGCCTGCTTTATTCTGACCATAAAGAGGTGGTATATTTTTAGCCATTAGTAATACCTCCTATTTCCAGACGGCATGGGCTTCTGGCATCTGCCATTCCATACCGGCTTCGGTTTGAATTAAGTCGACTCTACGGTCAACACCACTATTCTCAAGCGTTTGAACACCAACATAAACTGCAGTATCACGATTCAAGCCGTTACCGACAAGAGGTCTATACTTACAATATTTCATATTGATACCAAGCATTTTGACGTGAGTTCCATCAAGATGTACATTACGAGCAACATTCATAGTTCCATACGGAGTATAAATTTGTGTAATATCAACACCAAAGACAGATTTCTTCTCACCAATGCTAAAGTTAGCTCGTCCAAAGTCATTACCAGCTCCAACTCCAACTTGTCGGATATTAGCTTGGAAATAACCACTTAGTTTATGTAACCAATTATATACATCAGTAGTACACAAAAACAGTGTTGCACTTGCATTGTTGTATCTTGGGTCAAGGAATGAACTCATATCATCAAGAAAATCATCCTTAGCTTTGTTACCAGTTCCACCCATTCCAGTCCCGGTAAATATATTACCATAACTTAGAATGAAATCGACAGCTCCTTGAGTATATTGAACACTATCAACAGATGCTTGAGAACCAAACAACAATGATGTTTCAATATCCCACTTATGTTCAATCAACTTTTCACGCCAGATTCTTGCAAACTCATTTGGTTCATACTTCAGCACGGTAGCACGAGTAGTGTTATCCATTGCCATAGATGTTTTCCAAATTTGAGTAAGTCCAAATCCAGTTGAGAAAGGTTGGTCTTTCCAAGTCTCTGGATAACCAGTACCTTGAGCGTGAGCACTTCCTATAACATAACTTCTTTCACCTTCCAGAGAAGAATGAATTGCTTCGTCATAAACTTGAGTATCCACGTCATCACTTGTCCATCCAGCTAGATAATTTGCACCTGAAACAGTCGCAACGCGAGTGACAGTACAATCAATTTGCACACACTCCCGACTATCTTTTTCTAAACTATCTGTAACTGCATCAATCTTAACAATCATATGGTCGGCCACAGACCCACCACCGTCAGTTGTAGACAAAGGAACCTTTACTAATTGTCCCGGTAGGAAAAAAGCAGGTCTAGTTCCAGAAGCCCCAACTGCGATTGCATTAGTTGATTGACCATAAACATTCTGAAGATTTCCAGAAGATTTATAATCTGTAGCCATATATAACTTGACAGTATCGCCAGTGGACATTGAAGTTGGGGCAGCTCCATCGTTGTATGCGGTTAAATCCGCATCTCCGCCTGAGCCACCAACAACTTGTGTGTTGTCATTTTCAATCCATCCAGTTACATAAGCATACCTTTTATGGTATGACGGACGACGTTCAGTGAATTTAAACTCTGGGTCATCCGTTGGCTTTTTGCCGACCTTAGATACAAATCTAAAGAAAGGGTCTTGAGAAATTGCTAACTCTGAAACTCTATCCCCAAAATTGTATTTTCGCCTAAGGTCGCCTGTGTCTTTTGAAGTACCGTCAGACCAACTTGCTACGTCTGAATAGGTACCTAAGCTAAATACATCAGCCATTTTGTCACCTTTTAATTAAGGGTTAATGGCCATTGGTAATTACATACCAAAAGCCTTTTCTAGTTCACTGTCAGACCCTAATATAGCTTCAAATACTCGGTCATCAGGAGATTCCTCGACTTGTGTTCCGCCTGTAGTAGCAAGTGAACTTGGAAGTTTTTCAACTTCACGCATTTTATCATGAACTTCTTGTCTTGCACTACTAGCTATTTTCTCATCTCGATTACTGCGATTCATTAGATAATAAATATCTTCAAGCTCTAGTGACTTGGATTTTGCAAAGTCTACAAAAACATCCCATTCATCATCAGAAATATTATGTTTCTGACGAAATGAAGTTTCTTTTGCCAACTTCTGATTTTCTGTACGTTGACCTCTAAGCTCTTTTCCAAGCCTTCGTTGGACAATGCCATCAATCGTAGCCCCAAGCACCTTTGCCGAATCCGAATCTGGAGTCGAAAAAGCGTCATCAGCGTCAAACACGAAATCCTCTGGAAGTTTGAGTTTTTCTGCCATATTCTGAGGTGTCTGACCACCACCCTCAAAATAATTACGAACATGTGTAATTAAATTGGGGTCGTCACGCATAGCTTCAAGTACAGGCATATAAGGTTTCAGCTCTTGAAGTTTGCTGTTTAACCTTTTTGCCTCTCTACTTGAGTCACTATACCTTTTTTGTATAGTCTCAACATTATTGTTAGAGACTTCTGATTGAACTTCACTTGGGCTCGATAGTGTATTACCACCGTTTTTGTCCGAGGTTGACAGAGAAGATTCGTCTATTATACCGGAATTAACACTTTCATCTAATGCAGCAAAAAAGTCATTAGATACACTGTTATCTCCGAATTGAGAGCTATTACTTTCGGGGGCCATGTCAGCGTTGCCTACTTGTTCTTGACTCATATGTGATTTCCTTTCACTTTACTAAGTTATAACAAAAACAATTAAGATGAAACACTTAATCTTACATATGTCTTTGTTTTTTTATTACAATTATTCTTTGTTATTTTAAACTTTTTCTTTCCCTTTAGCCTCAGCCACTTCAAATGATGCTTTCATTTCAGCTTTCATCTTCTCAAATTCACCTTTCATTAAACCTCTCATCAGTTTCTGTTGAGCTTCAGTTTCAAGAACATCCTTTCTTATTTCAGTACCAGCCTCACCTATCTTCATTTTAATACCAGCCTGCACTAATTGACGTTCTAATGTTTCAATAGTCCCTTCTTTATCTTTCATAGCTTCTTCCATCTGAGATATCTGTCCTTGCATTTGAGAATACATAGACTTTCTTTCAATAACACTTTTCTTATTTCTAATATCTGTTTCTGCTATCATTGCGATATCATCTATTAAACCAGCCTGGAACCATCTAAAGTACTCTTCAAGTAAAGCCCATCTGTTAACAGGCATCGTAGCACCGGCTATAATCCTTACATCAAATCTTGCACTAGCATAATTCCTATATTTTCCTATTGCTTCACCATAATCATTATATATAGGTATGTTAATCTTTACTTCTTTTTCTTGTTCTTGAGGTGTTTGGCCTGCTTCTGGTTGTACTATTCTAAATACCTTTTCTACTGAATAATGTTTTTGAGCCATCGACTGAAACACTTTCCCTAAGTGTTCTAAACATGGTTCTACTATGCTTCCCATCCATGCTTTTAACCTTCTTGTTCCAAATTCATCATTTGCAAGTAGACCTCTATATGTTTCAGGCTGTTCTTTCGTAAACCCCATCATTGAAGACGGAACACCACTTATATATTCAGCGTCCGATTTGCCTTCTTGTGTAATTGAATAAAAAGCATTGTTGATAGGAGCTGGTAATACAGGAGTCGGAGGAGTAAATCCCTGTCTATACTTTAATAAAGCCCCCGGAGATGAAGAATACTGTTCCCATTCATCTTCTGGCACCGAACCTTCTTCATACATCCATCTTAAGTTAGAAGCTAGGTTAGCATTATGTAACATAATCTGATGAGCTTTGTTTATTTCTTGTTGTTTACCAATAAGAGGAACAACTGCGCTCATTGGATATGGAGTTCCACTATACATATAAGAAATAGGAACTATAGGATATTCATTAACTGGAAGTTGATATTCATATAAAAATACATCATCACCAACAGTACAAGTTATAATAATCCTATTTTCATAAAACTTTATAGCATCGACAATATTCTTTTTTACATCTTTATTTGAAGATAATATTTGAAAGTCTTCCTCAGTCATTACCTGATTTGTAATAGTGGTAGCAGCTTCTTGAGCTTGAGACATCATTTCCATTTCATGTTCTTTTACTGACTGGGCAGCCATTTTATGGGCTCTTTCTAACTCAAGTTTTGCTCTCTCTGGTATCATTTCACCAGATTCTACAGCTTGCTGTAACTGAATTTGTTTTTCAGCTAAACCAACTTCAATCTCTTTACGAAATTCATCAATCTGTTCTTCTACTTGTTCTTTTAATAAACTAATCTCAGCTGGAGTTGGATTGACTGTCATAAAAACATTTCGATAAGCTAACTTCTTTTTAGTATAAGTTTCATAGTATGGAATAATATCCTCATCTTCAGCCTCTAAATTAACACCCATCGTAATATCTTCAGGTTGAGTACTAAATGATTCATTTATATCTCTTTGTGAATAAGACACAACTTCTGTGCTCCGGGAAACTTTCTTTATTTTAGCTTCATGTTCAGGAAGCATATTTATTAAACTTGATCTTGAAAGATTCTTTTTTATAGTTATAAATGTAGCATCTCTAAATAAGAAGTCTCTACTGGCAGGGTCTACATACACATCATATGGATCAACTCTTTTAAACATTACCTCACCCATGCCACGGTCAGAATCTCTATCTATATCTACAAGAAAATATCCAATTCCTTTAGTAAGAGCGTCAAGAGCAATCTGACTATATAAAGATTTTCCATTAGATAAATACCAACAATAGTCAGCAATATCAGAATGAACCTGAGCTGTGTCCACATCATCACCAGTTGCTCCTACTGCTTTCCATCTTGGACTATTAGCAGTTACGAAATACTTCATTATTTCAACAATAGGGGTTACTCTATTAATAATAAATGTAGGCATACCGGCTTCTTCCAAACTATCTACTTCACTTTTTGAAAGTTGCTCGTTTAAATAAAAATCAAATCCTTTCTGGCTGAGAGTTTGCCATCTTTGCCTATGGCTATTATTTGCTTTTTCCCAAAGCTGTTTATTAACCTGTGCTCTTTTCTTATTTGTTAATCTAGCCATTATTTAGGTTTCCAACTCCCTTTTGCAAATTTCCTCGCTTCTTTTTTATCATGTCCAAATTCAAATACCTCTCCACGACTCTTAGCTTCATCGTAGGCTCCTGATATATCTCCCCCTTTATCATAATCAATCCATCTATTAGGTTTTGTTTTATGAGGAAATAATGTAGGAAACGCAACATTCCTATCGTCAATATTTGCGCTTACCATTCTATGTGATGATTCATTTACTATTCTCCCAGATTTATCAAGATTAGGTCTCGACTGACCTTCTCTTATTTTTCTAGCTCTATGAGAATATTCATCATACTTACCAGCTTCTCTAATTTTATTATCAACCATTATTCTCTTATCTCTATATGAACTAAATCATCAAAATTATTATCTTTAATTTCACCATCACTGTCCCAGTCTCCACCCCATCTTGCTTTAACTCCTAACTGTTGTGC